CAGCCTCACGCGCGCGTTTTCGCGAAAAATCGGCTCACAATGACCCCACGGCAACCCCGGTCAAACCCTGGCGGGTTCCTATGCTGACGCCGCTGATACGTCGACTCCTCTACGTGCTCTTTGGGGATACACCCGATCCGTATTGGCGGCAGCAAACGCCGGTCCAAAAATACGGCAAGTACGATCGGGCGATCGCGGAGCTCGCGGCGAAACGGGCGCGCCGCCGGCCGCCGCGCCCGTTATCGCGGGGCTCGAGCTCGAGGATCGGACGTGGGTAATTGGAACAGCGGCCGCCGGCCGCAACCCCGCGCGATCAAGCTCCTCCGGGGCAACCCGGGCAAGCGGCCGATCAATCCTGCAGAACCGGTGATGATGCCGGCCGCGGCCGGGTTCGATACGCCGCCGGCCGAGCTCGAGGGGGACCCGGTCGGGGCGGCCGAGTGGGCGCGCCTGGCGCCGCTGCTCCGGGCCGCGGGCCTGGTCTCGGAGTCCGAGCGGGCCGCGCTGACGGCGCTCTGCCAACAGTGGTCGCGGTACCTCGCGGCGCATGCGCAAGTACTGGCGCTCGGGATGGTGGTCTCGGGAAAAAACATCGTTCCGATTCCGAATCCGTATCTGTCGGTCGCGGATCGGGCGCTCACCCATTGTCACCGGCTATGGTCCGAGCTCGGGCTCACGCCGGCCGGCCGGGCGCGCGTGTCGAAACTCACGGCGCCGCTCGAGGCCGCGGCGCCGCCGTCAAAATGGGGCGGGCTGCTGAAATGACCCCGAACGGGCCGGGCCGCAAAGTCGAGGTGATCAATCGGCTCACGCACACAAAAGGCCCGTTTGCGGGGGAACCGTTCCGGTTGCGCCGCTGGCAAGAGCGGAAGATTATCCGGCCGCTCTTCAAGATCAATCGGGCCACGGGCCGCCGGCAATACCGGATGTGTCTCCTCATGATGCCGCGGAAGAATGGCAAAACCGAGCTCATTGCCGCGCTCGCGATCGATGGGCTGATGTTCGACGATGAGCAAGGCGCCGAGGTGTACTCCGCGGCCGCCGATCGCGATCAAGCGTCGTTAGCGTTCAATGTCGCGGCACAGATGATCCGAAACGATCGCGAGCTCTCCGCGGCGTGTGAAATTCTCGATAGTCAAAAGCGGATCGTGCACCGTAAATCGGGATCGTTCTATCGCGCGATCTCGGCCGAGGCGTATACCAAGCATGGGCTCAACGCGTCGAGGATCCTCCTCGATGAGCTCCACGCACAGCCAACGCGCGAGCTCTTCGATGTCCTGGTGTCGTCGACGGGCGCGCGGGCGCAACCGCTGACGATCGCGATCTCGACGGCGGGGTATGACCGTCATTCGATTTTGTGGGAAATCTACAGCCACGCGAAAAACGTCGAGGAGAATCCGGCGCTCGATCCCGCGTTTCTCCCGGTGATTTTCGAGGCGCCGCGGGACGCCGATTGGACCGATGAGCGGGTCTGGCGCGCGTGTAATCCGGCGCTCGGGGATTTCCGATCGCTCGAGGAAATGCGAACCGCGGCCGCGCGCGCGAAAGAAATCCCGGCGCAAGAGAATATGTTTCGCCGGCTGTACCTGAACCAATGGACCGAGCAAGAAACCCGGTGGGTCTCGGGGCCGGCCTGGGATGCGTGTCGGGCGCCGATCGATCGGATGGCGCTGCGGCGCCGGCCGTGTTACGTCGGGCTCGATCTCTCGAGCACCACGGATCTCACAGCGGTGGTGGCGGTCTTTCCGGATGGGGATCGGTTCGATGTGCTCGCGGCGTTTTTCGTCCCGCTCGAGCGGGTCCCGTTGCGCGTGACCCGGGATCGGGTCCCCTATGACCAATGGATCCGGGACGGGTTCGTGACCGGGACCCCGGGGCCGGTCGTCGATTACGACTATGTCCGCGCGCTCGTCAAAGCCTGGGATGAGGAATTTGAGCTCAAGATCCTCGCGTATGACCCCTGGAACGCGACGGATCTGATCGCGCGTCTCGAGAAGCTCGACGGGATCCCGTGCGTGAAAGTCCGGCAAGGGTTTGGATCCCTCTCGCCGCCGACAAAATCCCTCGAGGCGGCGATCCTCTCGCGGAAACTACGGCACGACGGACACCCGGTCTTACGCTGGAATATTGCCAACGCGTCAACCGAGGGGGACGCCGCCGGAAACGTGAAACTCTCGAAAGAATTATCAACCGAGCGGATCGATGGCGCGGTGGCGCTCGTGATGGCGCTCGATGCAATGGAACGAAACACCCATACACCCGCGGCCGGGTATCAGATGATCATTTACGGGGGGACCCCATGATCCGCAAACCTGGCCGGCCGCCGTTAGATCCGGCCGATCGATCGGTCGTCGTGTCGTTTCGGATGCCGGCGCGCGTGTACGATCGCGTGTGTGAACGGGCGGCCGCGGCGCGGGTGACGGTCCCGGAAATCCTCCGGCGCGCCTGGCGCTCGGCCGATAGAAAAGAAATCCAAAATACGCGATCGTAGGGGCGGCGCGCGACGATCGCGCGGACGTGTACCACGCGATCGCGTTCCTGACGGTCAAGGCGGCGCCGGGCCTCAATGCGGCCGGCGCGCCGCTGCGCCTGTCCGGCGTGGCGACGACTCCCATGCCGGATCGGGCGGGCGACATTGTCGATCCGCTCGGCGCGACGTTTACCAATCCCATTCCGCTCCTCTGGCACCACGATCGCGAGCGTCCGATCGGGCTCGTGACCCTGCATGCGCCAACAGCGGACGGGATTCGGTTCGATGCCGAGATCCCCGCGATCGATGAACCGGGACCGCTGCAGGACCGGATCCGGGACGCGCGGCAATCCCTCACGGCGGGCCTGATTCGGGCGGTCTCGGTCGGGTACCGCGTACTCGAGGGCGGGATCGAACGGTTGCGATCGGGCGCCGCGCGGATCTCGAGACTCGAGATCTGCGAGCTCTCGCTGGTGACGGTCCCGGCGAACATGCAAGCCACGATCACGACGGTCAAAAGCCTCGATGCGCAATACCTCGCCGCGGTTGGCGGAAATTCGGCCGGCGTCCCGGCGCCCTCGATCTATATCCCGCTGACAAAGGGCGGGCCACGCATGACGGCACAAGAACAGATCCAGAATTTTGAAAACTCCCGGGCCGCGAAAGTGGCGCGCCTGGCGGCGATTATGGAAACCGCGACGGATGCCACACTCGATGAGCGGACACGCGAGGAGTATGACGGGCTCGCGCTCGACGTGAAAGGGCTCGACGATCATCTGGTCCGGGCGCGCGAGCTCGAGCGGTTGCAAGCGGCCACGGCAACCCCGATCACGCCGGGATCGCTGGCGCGCGCGCGGGTTCCGGTCGTCTCGGTGAAATCCCTCGTCCCTCCCGGGACCGCGTTTGTCCGGGTCGCATGCGCAAAACTCGTGTGTAACGGCAATCTCCATGAGGCGGCCGAGTACGCGAAACGGTGGGATGCGACGACACCCGAGGTCTCGTTGTACCTCAAGGCCGCGATTGCGCCGGGCACGGTGACCGATGCGACGTGGGCGGCGCCGCTGGTGAATCAGGCGATCGCCGCGGAATTTCTCGAGCTCCTCCGGCCGGCGACGATCCTCGGCAAGATCTCGGGACTGCGGACGGTTCCCTTCAATACGAAAGTTCCGTCTCAAACGGCGGGCGGGTCGTACGGATGGGTCGGGGAGGCGAAACCGAAACCGGTCTCAAAGCTCGCGTTTGCGAGCGATTCGCTCGGGATTGCGAAAGCGGCCGGCATTATCGTGCTGACCGAGGAGCTCGTCCGGTTGTCGAATCCCTCGGCGGAGGCCCTGGTCCGGGCCGATATGGTCGCGGGGATTGCGCAATTTCTCGACTCGCAATTTATCGATCCGGCTGTGGCCGCGGTCGCGGGGGTGAATCCGGCGTCAATTACGAACGGCGCGCCAACGCAAGCCGCGACGGCGTCCCCGCTCGCGGATGTCATGGCGCTGATTCAACATTTCGCGACCAATAACATCCCGGTCGATGGGGTGACGTTTATCCTCTCGGCGTCCAACGCGCTCTCGTTGTCGTTCCGGACCAATCTCGACGGGTCCCCGATGTTTCCTGGGGTCGGGATCAATGGCGGATCGTACAAGGGGCTGCAATTCGTGACGAGTCAAGCGGCCGGCGCGCTCGTGATTGCGCTGCAACCGGCATTGATCCTCTATGCGGATGAGGGCGGCGTAACGATCGATGCGTCTCGCGAGGCGTCGATCCAGATGGACAGCGCGCCGGCCTCTCCGGCGGATGCGACGACAGTCTATGTCTCGCTGTGGCAGACCAACTGTGTCGGGCTCCGGGCTGAGCGGTTTATCAACTGGAAACGGGCCAACGCCAACGCGGTCAAGTACCTCACAGCGGCCGCCTATCCGGCGCCGGCCTCGGCGGATGGTCCCGTGGTCGAGACCGCACGATCGAAGTAAGCCAAGGCGCGCGGGCTCGAGGTCCGGGTCAGTCCCCCGGGCCTTGAGTCCGCGCGACGTGGTCCCCGATGGAGCTCGAGATTTTCGGATACGAACTAATCGCGCGTAAGGCGGCCGCCGGCCTCCGGCCGCTCGATCGGTCGTCCGGC